ATCTCAATGCATCTTTAAATTCTAAATCTTTTCCTTCTTTGTTAGACCGGACTCCTTGTATCAATCCAAATATATCATTGTTATGATGTTGCTCGCAATTTCTTGTCCAGCAGCGCCAGATACCCTTAGACATCGAGTAAGACAAGGCTCTTGGGTTGTCACTTCCCTCGTGAACTGGACAAGTAGAGTAGATGTTGTCGTTGAATACTTCATATTCAATGTCTAACTTCTTGAAAACTGTCTCTATGTCATCGTTAAGTTTTTTCTTGATTGTCTTCAGGTTCATTTTCTATCTTAATATTTTTTAAGGCTGATGTACTTACTAGTCCTGTATCTCCTACTGGAGCGGTTTTTAATTCGTTTCTTGTTTGTAATTCTAATAATTTAGCATGAGATCCAACCATTTGCATATTAATATAATCTCCATCGTCAATGCCAGCGCCGTGCCTAGAAACAATAGGTACTAATTTTCTATTTCCAGCATTCGGTCCATCTTCTGCTATTTCTTCAGCAGACTTAGACTTAAATATACTAAAAGAAGTACAAAGCCATACAAGCCGGTCGGAACCACTAACAGCGTCTGTGCTTTCTTTAGTGATGCCGTCACGATTTAATTGCACGAAAGATAGACAAGGTATGTCTAGTTTAACACATAAATTATGCAATGATGTAATCTGGAATCCTAGTGCTTGGTATTCTTGTATATTGTTGGTGATAGATGAAGAAGACATGAGTTTTAAGTAATCGTAGATAATTAAGCATTCATTAGTTTTTCCCGCCTCGTCTGTCTTGACTTCTTGAACCACCCAGCGACGAATAAGATTCATAATTTGTTCAAAAGGTTTTCCAGCGACACTGATATAACTATAAGGTATTGATTCTAATTTGGCTACAGCTTCTTGAACTTTGTCATTTTTCAGGGAGTCTTCTACAAATTTCCCTGTTGCAACTTCATTTATAGGCACACCACTTATGTTAGCTATCAGTCTGTGTAGATGGTCTTCTTTTGACATCTCTGTATCTAAAACTAAAACAGGTATTCCTATCGAGGATACATTAAGGGCAACATTATCAGCGAATACTGACTTACCAACTTTGGGTCTTGCAGAAACAAGGTCAACACATTTTCGTCGCAAGCCGCCACCAATGGCTTCGTCGTACCTTGAGAACCCTGTCGGTATACCAAGGATATCACACTTATTTTCTGACAAGAATCGAACATAGTCTTCTGCTCCTTCTCCAATTTTTTCTGGGTTTTCGCCGCCGTCATCTTCTCTTAAGAAATCAGTTACTGGTTCTTCTAGTATGTTTACAATCTCGTCAATACTTTCATTGCCATTTATTTTTGACACATCATGATGTACTTGGTTTGTTATCTTTTGTATCTTGCGAGCAAATTCAAACTTTTTAACCTGAATGGCAAAGCTAAGGACATTTTCCTGACTAACTGGAAAGTCCAGAAGTGATTTAATATAGTTTAGTTCTTGCTTAGTACTGATTTGTTCAGTAAAGCCTAACTTTTCAGAGGCAGAAATAATAGTTGCTATGTCTGGCTTTTGATCTTGCTGTATAGTATACTCAAGGCACTTAAAAATGATTTGGTTATTTTCATTACCGAAGCTACTATGGCACAATAAATCTGCAACAGATATGTAGGCATCCACACCGTATTGCATCAAGCCAGAAAGCACTGCTCTTTCTGCTCCAATGTCAAAAAGTTTTTTATCCATTAGTTACCCACGCACCTGCTACACCTATAAAACTCTCCACACAATATAGATTCGTTTACCATTTCCATAGAAGAACATTTACTACAGATAACTCTTTTCATTTTAGGAGGTTGTCTGTTTCTGGGGGTTCTGCTTGTTTCAGGAGTTTCAATATGTCTGTCTTCTCCTGTGTCCACCCATGCGTTTTCTTTTGCTCTTACTGGTCTTTTACTAGATTTCTCCAGTTCTTTTTCCTTATTCATAACGAATTCGTTGAACTTCTGGTTCATATCTGGGGGTGGAGCTTGTTCTTCTTGTGGTCCGTCTACAACTTCTGAAATGGGTTCTTCATGCTGCCATCTTGACTCAACTTCTGTGTTGCCACCTAAAGCTTTTATCAATGCAGCTTTTTGTTCTTCTGTAAGTGTTTGTACAAAGTCGTCCATACTCATGATCTTTTCCCCTTCTCCATTAGAATGTCTGCTTTACGTTTTAGTTCATAAATTTTACCATCAAGTGCTTGTACTCTTGACTCTGCAATCTCACGGTAGTGATCGACTGTCGCTGCGTATTCATTGTTTACAATAATCAGTGGTCTCCGTTGTTCAAACTTAGTATATGTACTAAATTGATCTTGATTTTTAGCTACCATTTTGTCTAGCTTATCATTGCACCAGTTGAGTGCAATCTTCTGCATATTTAATTCATCTTGCAGATGTGTTGAGAAACTATACAATTCATAAGCCCAAGTAAATAGCTCGTCTTTGGTGAGCGTGTTTATGGTATCCCTGTCAGCATTAGCACATCTATGCCAATCCTCCCTAAACTTCTTGTTAAACCTAGCATGGCTAGCGTTTAGGAAGTCGTCAACCATAGCTTTCAAGTCAGCCAACTGCTCACTCGCCGTTTTCAATTTGATCTCTCCATTGCTCATCTGTATCTGAATACCTCAATACTATTATATCAATTTTGTTCAATTCGCACCATTCTATTTTATCTTCATCTTTAGCTTTTGCAATAGCAAAATCTGCCTTATTCTTATGAAAGAAAGGAGTATACTTGTAATGCTGTTGACCATGCACTTCTATGGCTAATTTAATTTGGGGGATAAAAAAATCTAGGAAAAGCACACCTTTTCGATGGCTTTGCGTACTCCCCGGTAGTTTTACTTCCTCCAACATCCGGTATGAGTGGTACATCTGTTTTAGTAATTCTCTTGCTCTTACGTGGAATTTCGACCTTTTCCTTTTGTCGTTTGCCGCTACGGAATATCCTGTTAAATTCCAAGCGTACTCTCTGCCATTTAAACCTATAACCTTCATTGATCACTCCTATTACTAGCTTTGCGGTTAATACTCCAAAAGCTATTTCTAATATATTATATATGCTCATGAGTTTACTATTTTCTTTAGTTTGATTTCAATTTTTCTGATTGTCTTTACGGCATACTCAGTAAGCTCGTAGTCTTCTTTGTAGCCCCTTAAAGCGTCTAACACTCTCCAAGCTTCTGTTTTATTCAACTCAACTTGAGCCATTAGAATAACTCCTTAATTTTCTCATATACAAATGAAGACATGTCTGGATTCTGACTTAAAAATTCTAGAGTGTTGTTAGCACCTTGAAATTTAAAAAATCTTTCTATATCTTCTGATTTGTCTGAAACGTTGTTGTCTTTTAATATTTTAGCAATCACTGGATTATCTATGTCGTCAATAGCACATTGTATTGTATACCAAGCTCCCGCAGTTTTGATAAGCCTGAACTCGCAGGCTATTTGTACTACTTCTTGAGTTTCGTCAATGCCTATTCCATAACGAATCCAACTTTCAGCAGTACTGTTTGGGAAACCTCCAGCACAAGAAGTCTTCACAGACCAGTTGGCTATTTGACCAACGTGAGGACCAGTATCTTTTGGTACTTGCCATTTACCTCTATGAGTAATTACCATGTTTGTTCCAGCTTGATACTGTAGCATGTTTCCGCAATCTGCCATTTTATTTGGAGAATATGGAGAACCACCAGTGTTTGCAATATTATGGGTGATGCAAACTAAAATAGTTTTGTTCTTTGCAAGTGTGCCGCTAATTCTTTTAAAGAACATGGAGAGTAGTCGTGGCAGTGCGTTACGCACACCAGTTCTAACTTCTCCATCTAGCTCTACTTGAGGAACCATATTAGACAAAGAGTCTGTAATTATTAAAGCGCCGGGATCATTATTAACATAATATTCTACAATGTTTAAAAAGTCTTCTGCCGATAGTATTTTGTCATCAGTAGATTCGACAATTAATATATCATCTGACTTAAGACCTTTAATCCCTTCAAAGTTTTGTTTGGACAACCTACCCTCAGTATTAAGATAGATGACACGTTTTCCTTTGGCCTGACATTTAGAGGCAAAATGAAGGGCGGTTGTAGTCTTTCCAGATTTTGGATCTCCGGTCATTACTACGACACTTCCCTCCCTCAATCCACCGCCAAGGGCGATATCTAGAGCTGGCGAAACGCCAATAACTTCTAGACTATTTATGCTTTCTAAAACCTCAGTTCCACTTCTTACGACATCTCCGTATTTACTCACAACAGAGCTGCTCACCACATCAGTATCAAATTTGTTAACCTTTTTCTTTTTTACTTTACTCATTGTTTCCTCAGTTTGTTTAAAGAGCTTTTTTTATTTGAATATTGTTTGTTTCGTTTTTGTAGTTTCTTTGATTCTGGTTTTGGATTAGCAACGTCTGCTTCTTCTGTTAACTTTTGCTTTTTCAAAAAATTCTTTTGTACTTTATCATAGCACTTTATAGCTTCGATTGCAACTTGATTATACTTCCAACCTGTGGGGCCATAACCTTTGATGCCAATGTGATATATGTTTTCAAAGTAATCTGATCTTATTGCTGCTATTATAATGGCTTCATCAAACTTTTTCTTTAACTGTGTGGCAGCTTTCATATTTCTCATGAATACATCATGGTATTTATCTCCAGCGGTCCAAAACTTATATGATGGTTTATCCATCTTAAAGGCATCAGTCCACCTCAACACTAAACACTCTGCAACATAAGATTCAAACGTACAATGCTCTCCAGTATGCAGATGCTTGTACTTATATTCTTCAGACCATTCTTTTTGATACTCTTTATTAAATAGTGTTGGCTTATCTTTTTTTCTCATGAAAATACAACGCTTCTTTCAAACAATTATCTAGAACATCTTCGTATTCAATATCTTTAATCAATTCTGGAACAGTCCATAGTTGTTTTTGCATAACATCACCATAAATGATGCCTACGCTCATGCATCTTTTTGTTTTACCGCCCATTTCACCTCTTAACGTTTGAGCAATGTAAACGCCGTCAGCATCGGTAATATCAAATTCAACAGCGTGAGTCTTCCACTGAAATCCAACAGAATGAATCTCACAATTAATGCTTTTTAGATACGTGTCGATAGTTAGCCAATCTTTGTAATTAGGTATATAGATTGTGTCCTTATTGGTGTGAACCAGTATAAAGACTGTTTCTCTAACTACCGCTTCTCCAGACTCTCTATTAAACTTTCTCCACTCTTCTATTCCATGTAAATATTTCATTTAATCTTTGTAACACATGATGTAGGTAGTGTTGGTCCTTTTTGTCTAACAGCATCAGCCATTGAGGAAGCATTCTCGGTCATGATGGTAGCCCCACTCTGTTTAACGAATTGATCTTCTATGGTGACGGGGTTTTTATCCTTGGCTTCTTTTACTTTCTTTTCTATTAATGCTTGAGATCTATTCAAATCTTCTGCAATTTCATTTACAGAAAGTTTATCACAATGTTGTTCAATATAAAAATACTCAGCCTTGCTGAATGGTCCTTTTTTTGTCTTAGGCATTGATAAAGCTCCTTTGCGCTCTTGTCATGTATAAATTGTTACGACTCCGTAAATACTTGAGATAGTTCTCAAATGTTTTTGTGTCAACTGGCTTCTCTTTAAACATCATAGATATTCTTTTAGTGCTATCTACCCCGTATGGATCATACAGAGTGCCATTTAGAGTATTGATAAATAAAGAGAGTTGTTCATCCCCATTTAGCTTTGTGGTCTTTTGACTTCTACATACTGATCTTCCGACAATGGTTGTGGGTACGCCAGATGTGTCGTACATGTTAATTTCTGTTTTTGCAATTGTTTGCTTGACTTGTTCTGCGTCGTCAATGTATTTCATGTTAATCTCCGTTTTTGATATAATTTCTTTTTTGCTCTGGTGTCATTTTGATGATCTTATCCATCTTTTGTTTTTTGGCTTCGTTTTTGTCTCTTCTTGCTTTTTTCTCGTGCGCTCTCTTTTCCGCTTTCTCAACCATGTCGGCTTTATTCCACTCTATTTTTTGTATAGGTCTACCGTCTGGCATAGTTGGAACGCCTTCCTCAAATCTTCTTTCTGCTAATTGACCAATTGTTGTGGGTTCCTTCTTAACAGATGCGTATGTTCCCCCATATATTATACGTATTAGAGTGTCTTTTTTACACTCAGGGCATTTAGTTAAAGCGTCATCTTTGATAGACTGTTTGACATCTTTCATCTCATGTCCACACTCTTCGCACTCGTAATCATACAGCATCATTTCCCCTTATAATTAATAGTATTCTTCTGGATAATGCAGCCTGACCCACAATTCTACCGTCAGCATAGTCTTCACCATATCCGGCGGTAGCTTCGTGGTTTCTTTGTTCAAGTATTTTATCGCTACATAGTCTTACTATTTTGGCGATTTGTTCTTCTGAAATAGTCATGACTCTAGCGCATAAAGCACCGCTCCAATAATTCCGTTCCTCTGTATATCATGATACTCTAATTTTGAAATTCCCACACCAGAAACATCAGATAATCTTTCAATACAGAAATCTAAACCGCTATCTCTATATATATCAGTCTGTTTATTATCTCCATTTATAAGAGATTTAGAATGTTTACCCATACGTGTAACAAACATTTTAATTTGTTCTAATGTACAGTTTTGGGCTTCATCTAATATCATGTATGAATCGTGAAAGGTTGAGCCACGCATAGTTTCCAGTGGTTCAAACCTAATTCTACGTTGATTAAAATACATTCCAAATTTATCTCTGCCTAAAAAGTAACGTAAGTTTTCTTCCATAGGTTGTAAATATGGTTTGATTTTATCATTTAATTCTCCCGGTAAAGATCCCAGATCTCGACCAGTACAAACTAAAGGTCTGGTAACAATGATAGTATCTATTTCATCTTTAAGTAATTTTTGTGCTGCGATTCCAGCTGCTATGAAAGATTTACCACTGCCAGATGGACCTGTGCAAAAAACAACA